GACCTGATTCGCCGCAAGCTGCACGCCGCCCAGGGTATCCGCCGTTGCAGCAGGAAGGACATAGTCTTCAGGGTAGGCGGGCACATAGAGTTTCGCGTCTTCACCGATCTTTGCTTCGACGGTATCGCCCACGCCTCTCTCCGCCGCCTTGATGCCGCCCAGGGCATCGGCGCTGGCAGCTGCAGCAGTCGCGGTCAGTCCTTCTACGGTCGCGCCTTCCAGGATGGTCAGTTTGCCGCCGATGACCCATTCTTCGCCGCCATGTGCGGCAAAGTTCTTTGTGTTATGAGTAGCACTCATAGTTCTCCTCCTCAATTGATGCGGGGACTGCTCCCAAGAACAGCCCCCGCGGATTCACCCTATCAAAGGGTTATGCCTTCTGCTGCAGGACCTTTACGGCCTCCGGTAGAACCAGCTTGCCATCCACGCGCTGGGATGCCAGGAAGCCCACCTGACCGGTTGGAGCGTACAGCTCATTGAGGCGCTTGAACTTACGGCCTTCGCGGTCCGCGATCCAATAGTAATCCATGTCGCCGAAGACGATGGTCTTGGCGGCAGAAGCAACCGCCGGTACGAAAGACGAGGTGTAGACGGGACAGTTAAGGATCTTGTCCGGGGTGCCCGCTGTGATGGAGGGCTGCCAGATGTAGTCGCCTGCGCCGTTTTTCAGCTTGCGCAGAACTTTGACCGTGCTGTCGTTCATCAGGAACAAGGCTTGACGCCGATAGGGCGAGCGAAGGCTGTAGAACAGGTCCATCACCTCGTCAAAGGTGATGGCCGTAGCCGCGGCGGTTGTCACGCCAAGCTGCGCGCCCAGGGTCGCGTGCAGCAGGCCGGTCGGCTTCCCGGTGCCGTTGCCGGCAATGAAGGCTTCTTCCTCTGCCGAACCAATACGGCGGGCGAACTCCTTGGCGATGTAACCGGCAATGTCAAAGACCGAGTCATTGAGCAACTCGTCCGACACCTTGATCATGGTCGCCAGCTTGAAGGCGCCAATGGAGACTGCTCCGAACGCGTCATCGCTCTCCTGGTAGGGGGCTTCTTCCTCAATCCAGGACGCGGTGCCCTTGCTGCTCACGACCGGAATCTTCCGGTCACCGGAACTGGTCTGGATGAGGTGGGCGAAGTTGCGGAAGATATTCTCCTCCTGCAGCGCTTCCACCAGGGTGCGCTCGTATTCATCCGGGACGAGGTGCCCGCCTTCGCTGTCAGAGCCGATCTGCAGCGCATTGAGCACCTCAAACGAGACGGACTTGTCCCGCATGGCGCGCCAGAAGGCGTTCTTATACTCATCCGAAGCACGGCCGAGCTTGGTCTTGTCCTTCAGGGTCTCAGGGGCGGAGGTCAGCGGGCGGGTGGTCGGACGGTCAAACTCCAGGTCCAGCACTTCCTGCCGTTCCAGGCGCTCGACCTCCTTGCCCATTCGGATGACATCCGCTTCCATCTTCTCGTAGGTGGCGGAATCTTCGACGGAGAGCGTGCCGTCCTCTGCCCTTCGGCTGTCCAGGAAAGCCTTGGCGGCATTCCACAGGTTGACGCGCTTTTCGCGCATTTCCAGGATCTGATTCATTGGGGTCTCCTCCTCATACATATTGAAAACGCGCCAGCCTTTTTTCGAGGTCTGACGCGTTCATGCGGTTGGTAGGTTCAGGGGTTGGTTCAATTTCGGGGAGAGGGTCAGGCGGTAGATCGGGTGGCTCCTTGGGGATGCACGCTTTCAGCTTATCCAGCAGGCAGTTGTTGACGGCCCGACGTGAGAAAGTGAAGCTATTCTGAACCTTATCAACCTTCTCCGGCTGGAACAGCACTTCATCGCAGAAGCCGAGCTCCAAGGCCTTTTGCGCGTTCATCCAGGTCTCGGCGTCCATCATGTGGCTCAGCCGTGTGCGGGAGAGCCCCGTCTTGATCTCATAGGCGTTGATGATGCTCTCCTTGACCTCCTCCAGCAGTTGGATCGCCTTGCGCATTTCTTCGCTGTCTCCCAAGGCAAAAGTCAGCGGGTTATGGATCATCATGAGAGAAGTAGGGGACATAGACACCTTTGTGCCGGCCATGGCGATGACTGAAGCAGCGCTGGCCGCGATGCCATCGATCTGCACCTTTACGTCGTAAGGATAATCCATCAGCATCGTGTAAATCTGCGAGGCCGCGATACAGTCGCCGCCAGGGCTATTGATGTGGAGTGTAATCGGCCCGCTGCCTGCAAAGAGATCTGCTTTGAAGGCGGAAGGAGTCACATCGTCTTCAAACCAGGACTCTTCTGCGATCACACCCTCCAGGAAAAGCGTGCGTTCACCGTTGTTGTCATTCTGTACCCAGTTCCAGAACTTGTTTGCCATTCATTGGTTCCTCCTTTCGGGCTAGATTGATGGGGATCATGTTACCGTTGACGAGATAGGCATTGCCGCCCTGGTCGTCGGTCAGGGGGTTCATATTCTCGAGCTCTCGGATGTCATTTGCGCTCATCCAACCGTTTTGCCGTGCAATGGCATAGCCCTCCATGCGTTCCTTGTACGCGCCACGCATCAGTCCATCGATGTTGAACTGCACATAGAAGTCCCGCTTTTCCTTTTCAGAGAAAAGCGAGCGATTGATGGCCTGCTCGATGCGCACGAGCCAGGGCCGGATGGTATGGACCGCAAAGGAGATGGACTGGTGCTCGATGTTAGAAAAGGTGGCATGTTCAAGGTCGCCTACCAGGTGCGGCGGCACACGGAAGATACGGCAGATCTCGGATACCTGGAACTTTCGTGTCTCCAGGAACTGCGCTTCGTTGTTGGGCATGGAGATGGTTTCGAACTTCATGCCCTCTTCCAGGATGGCCACTCGCCCGCTGTTGGAGGATCCGCCGTACGCGGCATTCCAACTCTCCCGCAGAACCTTGGGATTCTTGACCGTGTTGGGGTGGGTCAGGATACCGGAAGGCCGTGCGCCGTTGGAGAAGAACTTGCTGCCATACTCCTCAGCGGCAAGGCCCAGTCCGATGGCGTTCTTCTCCAATGCAATCGGGCTGTAGCCCACCACACCATCAAAGCCAAGCCCCGGAATGTGCAGCACTTCTTCAGCCGCTAGTCGGTAGATCCTGCCCTCGCTTGTTGAATAGGTATAGGTCAGCTTGCAGTTGCTGTCCCGGTCCACTTCCATACGGTCCGGGAGAAGGGGGTACAGGCTGTCGATCTGGTTGCGGCCGGTGCGGATGATCTGGCAGTAGGAGTTGCCCCAGAGCAGCAGGTGCGTGAGCATCGCTTCCCGCAGGATGAAGGAGGTCATCTCCCGGTTGGGCTCATCGTGCAGGAGGCGGTAGAGGCTGTGCTGCGTGGCCTTTTCGCTGCCAGTATCCGTCACCTTGTAGACGTGCAGCGGCAGGCTTGCGATGGTCTCGGCGATCACACGCACACAGGCATACACAGCGGATACTTGAATGGCAGACTGCACACTGACCGACTTGCCAGCGCCACTCGGTCCAAAGAGAAAGGAAGGGGCGGTACTGACTGCATTGGTGGGCTTGTCCCGGGCGCGACCAAACCTGGAGAAGGGATTCTTCATGCGTTCACTCCTATCATTTACAGACCGCTGCCGGTCTTTCTGTCATGGCAGTGCTTGCACAGGGGCTGCCAGTTACTTTCGTCCCAGAAGAGATCCTCGTCTCCCCGGTGAGGAAGGATATGGTCAACAACTGTGGCAGGCGTGAACTTGCCTTTTCGCTGGCACTCGATGCACAGGGGATACCGTTTCAGGTATCGTTTTCTGGCCGCCCGCCATCTGGCGTCATAACCACGGTTAGTAGCGCTTTCACGTGCATATAGAGGACGATGCACTACGCAGTACACCTCATCCGATAGGCTCGGGCAGCCTGGGTGACGGCAGGGGCGCTTTGGTTTTCTTGGCATTCACTATCCCTCCAGGATGAGAAATCCCCGGTCATCGTAGACAGAGCCGCTGCCATTCTGATTCTTCATTGCCCGGTCCAGAGCCATTACCAAGGCGATCGCCCCGTCTACCTTCTCGGTGGACTTTTCTTTGTCTATCTTCAAGTTGCCAGCTGGGTCCGTCCGCACGAAGGCATTGTCCATGTTCCACCGCAGCACGGGGTGACCGCCATGATTGAGCTTGCGTTCAAGCACGATGCGCATCAGTTCCTTCGTCGGAGGGCTCATGTCCTTGAAACCCTGTCCGAAGGGCACCATCATGAAACCGTCATCTTCCAACTGCTGAACCATCATGGTTGCGTTCCAGCGGTCATAGGCAATCTCGCGAATGTTGAAGCGCTCGCCCAGATCGCAAATGAACTTCTCAATGAAGCCGTAATGAACCACGTTACCTTCTGTGGTCAGGATGAATCCCTGGCGTTCCCACTGGTCGTACATGACATGATCGCGTCGCACACGTAGGGGCAGTGTCTCTTCCGGCAGCCAGAAGAAGGGAAGAACTGTGTATGATTCCACCTCGTCCAAAGGCGGGAACACCAGCACAAAGGTGGTCAAGTCACTCGTGGAGGATAAATCCAGCCCTGCGTAGCAAACCCTGCCTTCCAGGTCATAGGGATTAACCACACCGCCACATTCATCCCACTTGTCCATGGGCATCCAGCGGATGGACTGCTTGACCCACTGGTTCAGGCGCAACTGCCGGAACATATTCTCATCCGCCGGCGTTTCCTGTGCCTTATGAAAGGCATCCCGTACCTTGTCAATGGTGATGGTGTGTCCAATAGACGGATTCGCCTTATACCAGTTTTCTTCACTGGTCCAGTCGGCGTCATCTGGCAGGCCAAAGATGACCGGATAAAAGCGTTGATCCGCTTTTCGGCCTTCGAGAATATCCAGGGCCTTCTGATGTATTTCCCAACAGATGGAGTTTCGGTCTGTACCGGCTGTCGTCAGTAAGAACCATAGTGGCTGTTTGCGGGCATCACCGGAACCTTGGGTCATGACGTCGTACAATGCGCGGGTGGGTTGGGTGTGTAGCTCGTCAAAGATGCAAGCAGACACATTCAGACCGTGCTTGGTAGCCACTTCACTGGACAAGACTTGATAGATGCTGCCCGTGGGCTGGTAGACCATCCGTTTCATGGATGGGATGATCTTGATGCGCTTCAGCAGTGCGGGAGATTGTTTCACCATATCGACCGCCACATCAAACACAATGGCCGCTTGCTGGCGGTCGGAAGCGCACGAGTACACCTCGGCTTTCCACTCGTCATCGTTTACCAGCATGTTCAGTGCGATGGCAGCGCCAAGCTCAGACTTACCTTGTTTTTTTGGTATTTCGATATAGGCTGTGGTGAACTGACGCATGGATGGATCTTCTTCACGCACAGTACCAAACACATCCTGGATGATCTTTTTCTGCCAGGGCAACAAATGGAAGGGCTTCCCATGGAACTCACCTTTGGTATGCTTCAAGCATTCAATGAAGTGGGTGACCCTGGCGGCTTTCCCTTCGTCATAGGCCACCGTTCCACCCGCCCTTCAGTAGCTTTTCCATGGGGTCATCCGAGAACACATCGTCCTTGCCCCCGCCGGCTGCGATGATCCGGGCTCGGGTGGCGGGCGTCAGACCGAACTCCGAGCAAAAGGACTGCATGATTTTCAGGCTCTGCTGAGCAATGCTCACCTGAGGGACCTGCTGGACATAGCCACTTGGCGTCTTGAAGATGGAACCATGCTGCGTGATGAACGCCTCAGCTTCCTTCCATCTGGCGTATGCCTGGCAATACCCTTCAAAGGCTGTCAGGTCAACCAGTGTCAAAACACCCAGGGCTTCCAGGGAGGGTGCCAGCCGCTTCCATTCTTTCTTAGCTTCCGGCAGCAACCAATCAGGGCACTTGATATTCCCCTTGGGGGGAACAGGCTCTCTTTCGTTGAGCGGACGTTTGCCCGGGTTACCTTCCAGAAGCTTCATCGCTGTAGGTTTAGGCTTTCGGCCTCGGGTTGCCAACTGGCACACCTCCCTTCTTTTTCATTTTCAATGCCCTACTCCCTGGCAGTCGCTTCCTCAAAGCTTATCTCAATGCCATTGCGCAGCACATGAACATCAGCAGTGCCGCCTACTAGATCCACATATCGCTGCACGATGACCGTGGCGTACTTCGGGTCCAACTCCATCGTCCGGCAGATGCGATCCGTCTGTTCACAGGCGATGAGTGTCGAGCCTGAGCCGCCAAACAGATCCAATACAATCCCATTGGGTGCAGAGCTGTTCTTGATGGGATACGCCAGCAGCGGTATGGGCTTCATGGTCGGGTGCTGCGCGCTGTGTTTCGGTTTATCGAAGTTCCAGATCGTCGTCTGCTTTCGGTCCGCAAACCACCTGTGTTTACCGTTGGGAAGCCAGCCAAAGAGTACGGGCTCATGCTGCCACTGGTAGGGGGACCGCCCTAGCACCAGGGAGTTCTTCGCCCAGATGCACACGCCGGAGATATGAAAGCCGGCTTCCCTGAACGCTCGCCGGAAGTTCAGCCCTTCCGTATCCGCATGGAAGATGTAAGCTGAGCCGCCCTCCGCCATGTGCGCCGCCATGTTCTGAAAAGCTGCCAGCAGGAACTCATAGAACTTCCCATCAGCCATGCTGTCATTCTGGATGGTCTTCCCATCGGCGCTCTCGTAGGAGACGTTATACGGCGGATCCGTCACCACCAGGTTGGCTTTGACACTATCCATCAGCAAGGCGACATCCGCTGCCTTCGTGGAGTCGCCGCAAACCATCCGATGCCTGCCCAGAGTCCAGATGTCTCCAGGCTGAACAAAGGGGGCCACATCATCTGGGTCAATGGTGCACTCGTCATCCTGCACATCTTTGTCATGGACCTTGGAAAAGAGGTCATCGATCTCGGCGGCATCAAAGCCGGTGGTTCCAAGGTCATAACCAGCTGTCTGTAGTTCGCTCAGCAGGTCAGCCAAAGCGACCGGTTCCCATTCGCCCACCGCTTTGTTGAGCGCGACATTCAGCGCCTTCTCGTCTTGCGGGTTTTCAATATGTACAACCACGCAGTCAATCTCGGTTGCACCTTCAGCGACCAGTACCTTGTGGCGCTGGTGTCCTCCCACGATATTCCCGGTCACTTCATTCCAGATGACCGGATCCACGTAGCCGAAGGTATGAAGGCTGCGCTTGATCTTTTCGTAGGCCGGGTCACCGGGCTTCAGATCCTTGCGCGGGTTGTACTTCGCGGGCTTAAGCTTTTCGATGGCAATCCGCTGCAGGTTCATCTGTGTATTCAAGAGTTACCTCCCTGATATTCGAATAATCTATAAGAATAGCCGCTCAAATGGGCGGTT